AACTAAAAAAGAATATATGACAAGTTATAGAGAAATGACCGATAGTTTGTTAGACGCTTTGAGAGAACGAACTGGTACTAAAATATTAGGCTTCTATATTGCAAGTGGTAAGAAAATTGATAGATATACTTTAGAGAAATTCTTTCCTGCATATTCGTATGATAAAAAACAAAAAGTATTTGATAGAAAAAAAGTAATGGCAGAATACAGAAAAAATAAATGTTTAGTTGTTAAACATAATTCTGCTTATGATGAATTTTATCTCCTTGCTGGGGGTAATCTGCAAGTATCAGATGGTCAAATGGCGACACCATCTGAAAACGCTAAAAAGAGTGAAATAAAAAGACTATTCACATCTACTTTAAAAGAAAATAAAGATAGTAGAGTTGTCTTAAATAAATTTATTTCGCAAGTCGCTTAATTGAAAGGAAACTATATAATGGATAATACATCTAAAATATCACTAACACCAGCTCAAGAAGCATTTGTTAAAATGGCAAATGAAGAAGGGTTCACTACCGAAATTACTAGAAAGGATATTATATCCCTTCAAACTAAACACGGTATCACCAAACCTGCTTGGTTGATGAAGAACCAATCTTATAGATTGGCTAGAGGCGGTTATGCTCTACCTACGATAGGGCAAGTTGCTGAAACTACTACCGAATCGGATAGTGAGTAATCAAAAAAATCAAAATATGGGGGTTTTTTGCCCCCATATTCAAGAAATAGAACAAAACAAGAACAAAGAAAATGGAAAAAGCGCAGAAAATAAGGGGAAAAAAATGGTAAATGTGCTTGACTTTTATGCTATAATAGTGTAGCATATACTTATATTATGAAAAAACGAAAGGTGAAAATGACTACATTAAATCAAGACCAATTAAATCAAGTTGAATTGTTATATAAACATTACAAAAAAACTGATTTGACTAGGTCAGAAATAAATGATTTTGTTAAGAGTGGCAAAATCAAAAATCCAAGTTGGTTAAAACAAGACCAATATAAAGTTGCTAGGGGAGTTTATACTTTACCTGTTGACGGCAACGATATTTCTTCGCAAGTAAAAGAAGAAATACTTTCCGAATTACCTAAAACTGAAAAGGCACCTGTTACTGAAACAGTTAGTCAGGCTGCATTTATTGTTTCAAGTTTAACTGGTGATATCGTACCTACTAAAGATCCTGTATTCGTACCATGGGGTTATTTTAAAGATATCAAATCAATTGTTTCTAGTAAACAATTTTATCCTATCTTTATTACTGGCCTTTCTGGTAACGGTAAGACAATGAATGTATCTCAGGCTTGTGCTCAGGCTAAAAGAGAATGTATCAGAGTCAATATCACAATCGAAACCGATGAAGATGATTTACTCGGTGGTTATAGATTGCAAGAAGGTCAAACTGTTTGGCAGAATGGTCCTGTAATCGAGGCAATGGAGAGGGGTGCTATTCTTCTTCTTGATGAGATTGACCTTGCGTCTAATAAGATTATGTGTTTACAACCTATCTTAGAGGGTAACGGTGTCTTCCTTAAAAAGATTAACAAGTTTATTAAACCTGCACCAGGGTTTAATGTGATTGCTACTGCCAATACTAAAGGGCAAGGTTCTAATGACGGTAAGTTCATTGGTACTAATATTCTTAACGAGGCATTCCTTGAAAGATTCCCTATTACTGTTGAACAGGCATATCCTACAAATAAGATTGAGAGTAAAATCTTAACCAATGTTATGTCCGAAAAAGGTCTTACTAAAAAAGATGATGAAAAGTTTGCCAATAATTTAATTACTTGGGCAGACATTATCAGAAAGACCTTCTATGAGGGCGGCGTAGATGAAATTATATCTACTAGAAGATTGGTTCATATCGTAGAAGCCTTTACTATCTTTAAGAATAAGATGAAGGCTATTGAGATGTGTACTAATAGATTTGATGTTGATACCAAAACATCATTTATGGATTTATATACCAAAGTTGATGGCGGCGAAGATGTCACCACTTGGAATAGTCCAGTTCTAGATGATGAACAAGATTCCGATGATAGTGAGGAAGATAACCCAAGTTATTAAAAATCTATCTCATAATGTAGTCGAGTGGCACCTTCGGGTGCCACTTCCTTACAGGCTTGACAAAAAAACTAAAATAGTGTATAATATAAAAATATGAAAAAGATAAAAAACAAAAGTAAAAAATTTAAGACTAATGAACCAGAGATTCCATTTACCTTTGATTTTTATTTAATCTACTGGGAAGATATTCAGAGTGATAGTGGATGGAGACCATTGAAAGATATACAAGAGTCTAAACCTGCCATCTGTGTTTCAACTGGATGGTTAGTTAGAAAAGATGCTAAAGTTCATATTGTAATGTCAGATTACAATTATGATGACAAGGGTGAAATGGGTGAGGGTGGTAATACAACTGTTATTCCCTCAAAGAATGTAATAACAAAATATAAGATAGAAGATTTATAATGACAATAGAAGTACAAGTTAGAGGAAATAATGTTGAGAAGGCCATGAGGGTTCTAAAAAAGAAACTACTTAAAGATGGTCTGATGAGAGAATTAAAAGAACGCCAACACTATTCTAAACCTTCTGCCGTAAAAAGAGAAGCAAAGAAACAACAAATTAGGCGTTTTAAAAAAGAACAAAAACTGAAAATCTTAAAAGAAGGTTTTTAAAAGAATTACTTGATGTGAATATGTTGCCCATGTCAGATAATGTAATAAACAAATGGCAACACAGACTTGAAGGAGTTGATTTATTATGGGTAGAAAAGCCTTAACAAAAAAAGAAAAAGTACTAAACTTATTATCAGGTGGCAAAGCAGTTGCTTGGACTACATTGAGAAATAAGTTTGATTTAACATCACCGAGAGCGATGGTGGATCAATTAAGAACAGAGGGACATATGGTGTATATCAATCAAACATCAAATGGAACTTCGTATCGTCTAGGTACACCTACTAAAGCTATTATAGCTGCAGGCGTAAATAAAGTGTTAGGAAATAACACTTCTGAAATCGTTGCTGCTGGTATCAGAGCTTTATACGGTAAACAAAAATATGCTTACTCTAATCAGTAAGACTATTTTATCGTATAAATAGTAATGTGAGGCAGTTCGTAAGTCCTGACATTAGAGGTAGAGTGTCTTCCGCAAAGACACCATTTTGGGTTTTGCCGTTTTGCCCGAGACAAAAAAACGGCACTTTTATTGGTTTAATATTAGGGTTAACACAGACAACCTAATATTGAACCAATAATTTTTTTATAGGGGTTGTAATTTTTAAAACAATACTTATATAAATAATTGTGATACGCTCAATTAAGAGGTATCATTTAGATTAACTTGCTTAATAAAAGGAGAAAAATATGACAAGACTATCTATATGGAACGATTTGCGTCCATTTTCAGTAGGATTTGATGACCTATTTGACCACTTTAATAATACATTAGAGTACACGGTTAAACAACCAACATCATACCCACCTTACAACATCAATAAAGTAGATGATTTAAATTATCAAATTGAAATGGCACTTGCTGGTTTCAGTAAAAAAGATATTGAGATTAAATCTGCTGATGGTCAATTGACAATTAAGTCAGTTGAGAATGATGATAAGGACGAAAAGGAAACTTTACATAGAGGTATTTCAAAAAGAAAATTTAGTAGAACATTTACTTTGGCTGAAGATATCAAAGTTAATGGTGCTGAATTGAAAGATGGAATGCTTTTAATTGAGTTAGAGAAAATCGTGCCAGAGGAAAAGAAGCCTCGAACAATTGACATCAAGTAATTGATTCAATAGATAGGGGGCGAAGCTTGACTTTGCTCCCTAATTATGTTATAAATATAATTGAACAATCGTCAATAGTGTACTCTGTTAGTAGAGGCAAAATTGACACTTACTTTTTAAAAGGAGAATAATTATGAAAAGTATAATACCATTAGAGGAAATCAATCAAGATTTTCCTGCAAAACAAACCTTCCAACTACCACTAAAATATCAAACTCTTGGAGTAGAATTTGAAAACGATCCAGTATGGATTGAATTTGATAATATTCGCTCTCTTGACGCTGATAAAAATGTTGGTAGAACAGGAGAACACGACCAATTAGAAATACAAACACTTGCTAATTCATTTAGTGCCGGTGTACAGACTTGGCAAGAATTGCCAGCTGTAATCAAAAATACTGACGGCGAGATAAGATTTACACATGACCAAGTTTTTGGTTATGGTCGTGTACAATCAATACAACTTGCTAGAGCAGAACAAAAAGGTTATTGGTTTTGGGTCTTAAAACCTTGTAGTGAAACTCAACTATCTTGGGTAAAGGTTATAGAGAATTTAGATATAACACCTGAATTTAAACAAAGAGAAAAACTTTTAGTTCAACAGATGAATAGTTTGATTCATAAAGGTCTTGTAGCAAACACAGACGAAAGTATTAGAAATCACATTCTAGAAAAAGTACCTCATATAGGTAAAAAGACATTAGGTGATGTGACCAATATTATTTTTGAGACAAACGCAACACCTTTGAAATATATAACTTGGGGCCCTGCAAAAATTAATCAATGGTTAAAACAGGACGCTGATGACAATGCTAAGTTCTTACATGGGGGTAAATTTGATACTGTCAGAGATATGTATGGCTTTGCTGCTAGAAATGTCATGGATCCAGTTATCAATTCTATAAAGAAATATCATGAAACTGGTAAAGACTCTTATGTTGTGCTTCATGTTGAGGCACCTAACAAGTCTGGTAACTTAAAGACCTTTAGGGATAATCAAATGAACCAATATAAAGAATATAGGTCAATGTTTACTAACTTAGGTATGAAACATTTTCCTCTACATATATTAGGATTTATGTATCAAGATACCAAAGATGAAGATAAAAGGCATCTGGTTGCCGCTTAATTATTTTAAGGGGACCTGCTTGACAGGTCCCTTTAATTCTGTTATAATAAACTCAATTAAACAAAAGGTGAAATTAATATTATGAAACTAAATCAAAACACACAAAACATACTTAAAAACTTTTCTGAAATCAATACTAATATATTGATTAAACCAGGAAAAGAATTAAGCACAATCTCTACTATGAGAAATATATTTGCTAAGGCAGATATTGACGAGTCGTTTGATACCGAGTTTGGTATCTATGACTTGAATGAATTTCTTGCAGTAGTATCAAGTACAAACAAACCTGAATTATCTTTACAAGATAAGTTTATGACTATCTCTGCTGAAGGCAGTAAGTCAAAAGCAAAATACTTTTATTCTGATCCGTCAGTTCTAGTATCGCCAACTAAGGAAGTTAATATGCCAGAGGCAGATGTAACTTTTAGTTTATCAGAATCACATCTTACAGAATTGAAAAAGATGGCTGCGATTTTGAAAACACCTGACCTTGCGTTAGTAGGAACAAATGGTGGTGATATTGTATTAAAAGTATGTGATAAAAAGAATGATACATCTAACAACTTTGATATCGTTGTAGGCGAAAGTGCTACAGCAGATTATACTTTCTATTTTAAAGTAGAAAATTTAAAAATGATATCTGGTGATTATGATGTTTCAGTATCTTCAAAGTCTATATCTCATTTCAAAAACAAAAAACTACCTATTGAATACTGGATTGCTCTTGAGCCAGACAGCACAATCAGTAAGTAATTTTAATTATAATATGAACGGAGTGAAATATGAATACAGACTTTTTATGGGTCGAACAATATAGACCAGGCAAGATTGATGATTGTATATTACCTACATCATTAAAAACACTATTCAAGTCCTTTATTACTAAAGGCGAATTATCTAATCTATTATTCTCAGGTACACCAGGTATCGGTAAGACCACAGTTGCAAAAGCATTATGTGAAGAATTAAACTGTGATTGGATTATGATTAATGGTTCCGAAGAAGGTGGCATTGATGTATTAAGAAATAAGATTAAAAACTTTGCTTCTACTGTATCACTATCAGGTGGTAAAAAAGTAGTAATACTTGACGAAGCAGATTATCTAAATCCACAATCTACACAACCTGCATTGAGAGGCTTCATTGAGGAGTTTCATAAGAATTGTAGATTTATTCTTACTTGTAATTTCAAGAATAGAATAATCGAACCATTACATAGTAGATTTTCTAATATAGAATTTAGAATTAATCCTAAAGATAAACCTAAATTAGCAAGTCAGTTGTTTACAAGAGCAACTTATATTCTTAAAGAACAAAATGTTGACTATGAAGATAAGGTACTTGCTGAATTAATTAAGAAACATTTCCCAGACTTTAGAAAACTGATTAATGAATTACAAAGATATTCTGTAAGTGGTACTATTGACGCTGGTATTCTTGTAAATGTATCTGATGAAAACTTAAAGACACTTGTAACACACCTTAAAGGTAAAGAGTTTAGTGATATGAGAAAATGGGTTGTCAATAATCTTGATAATGATCCAGTTAAAATCTTTAGAAAAATTTATGACAATATGTATGATAGTTTACAACCAGAAACTATACCTCATGCTGTTTTAATTATTGCTGATTATCAGTATAAGTCTGCCTTTGTAGCTGACCAAGAAATTAATCTGGTGGCGTGTCTAACTGAATTGATGTCCCAGGTTAAATTCAAATGAGTTACGAACTCAAAGAATACTTAAACGCCATAAACTTCACAAAGAAAGACTTAACAAAGTCCGAAGATGAATTATGGAAGAAAAAGTATCCTGCATTTATCGTAAACAAACTATTGTCTGCTTTTTCAGACTCCATAATGCTTGTGAATGAAATGAATAGAAACCATTTCATAGACAAGGATATGCAATTTCAATTTCTACTAAATAGTATTAGAACAAAGAAACGGTATAGTCCGTTTTTGAGGGCGAGTAAATTAAAAGAAATTGAGTGTGTAAAGGAGTATTATGGATATAGTAATGATAAAGCAAAGTCCGCTCTTGATATACTCACCAAAGATGAGATAAAGCTCATCAAGGAAAAATTATATAAAGGTGGGACAAAATGAATGAATTAGATAATAGTTGGCATCCAGAAAAAATGCTGGAAGTTCAATTGAAAGAACCAGACGATTTTTTAAAGGTTCGTGAAACACTAACTAGGATTGGTGTTGCCTCTAGAAAAGATAAAAAATTATTTCAATCGTGTCATATACTACACAAACAAGGTAGATATTTCATAGTGCATTTTAAAGAATTATTTGCATTAGATGGTAAAGAAGCAAACTTGACCGAGAACGATATTGAAAGAAGAAATACAATTGCTCAATTATTGGGTGATTGGGGATTAATTGCAATAATTAATACCACAGTTGCTGAGAAGAAAGCTCCTCTATCACAAATTAAAGTCTTAGCCTTTAAAGAAAAAGGTGAATGGGACTTACAAGCAAAATATAATATAGGTAAAAAAATAGAAGATGAAGGCACCGAAGTTTAGAGAATTTATAACTGAGGCCAATGGCAATCAGAAATATAAATTAGTTATAATTACAGATGAGCCTGAAAAGGCAAAGACCTTTCATACTGCTGATAGACTACAAGAAGAAGCAGAAAAGTTAGGATGGAAACATTATCTGTATAAACTAACTGGTGGTTATACTTCTTATGAAGATGGTATTTTTAGATTACATAACAAAGAAGATGAAAAAGGTTTTGTAGTTTCAGGTACTGATACAATTGCAATCATAAGAGGTTCAGTTGTTAGAAAAGATAGTTGGATGGATATTATATCCTCACTAGAAAAACATAGTGTTTGTGTTATCAATAGCAGACAATCAATTAACATATGTACAGACAAGTATAGAACAGCATTAAGACTTTCTGACTATGGTATTCGTCAACCTAAGACAACTTTAATAAACGATCCAGAAAAGTCAGCATTAGCATTTGATAAACTAGACACAAAAATGCCTGTGATTATGAAAACTTTAAGAGGGTCAAAAGGTGTTGGTGTATTGTTTATTGAATCAGAAAAAGCATTAGACAGTATTGTACAATTAATTTATAAACAAGATGAAGATACTGATTTACTTTTACAAGAATATATCCCAACAGATTATGATGTTAGAGTATTAGTATTAGGTGGTAAGGTACTTGCTACAATGAAGCGACCTGTAATTGAAGGAGACTTTAGAAGTAATGTATCACAAGGTTCTAAACCAGAAAAAATTAAACTAACAGAATTAGAAATAGAAGCAAGTCTATTGGCTGCAAAAGCAGTGAATGGAGTATGGACTGCTGTTGACTTTATACCAAGTAAGAATAGAGAAAAAGAAGCACCATTTGTAATTGAGGTAAACTCATCTCCTGGTACTGAAGGTATGGAAGAAGCAAGTGGTCAGAATATTAGTAAAGAGATTATACAATTCTTTGCTGATAAAAAGAATTGGGTTAAAGTACCTAGTGAGTGTGGTTATAAAGAGATTGTAACTATCAAACCTTTTGGTGAAATCATCGCTAAGTTTGATACTGGTAATTCAGGTATGTCAGTTATTCATGCTGATAAAATGCAAGTAAAAGATAAAAAAGTAACATGGTCTTTATTAGGTAAAACTATTACAAGTGATATCATTCGTAAAGAAGAAATATCAGTTGGTGGCCTAAGAAACTATGATGAAGATAGATATGTCATTAAATTAAATGTAGAATTTTTAAGTGGAATGTATGAAACAGAATTTACACTAGACGATAGAGAAGATAGAACACCAATTCTATTTGACCGAGAGTTTATGAGTAGAGTAAATGTCATGGTAAATCCAGACAGAAAATATGTCGTTACAACAAAATATAGTTTAGATTAGTGCTTTACAAACTAACTAAATTATGTTATAATATATTATTAAAAGGAGTGAACAATGGCAAAAAATCATCAAGCGGATAATCCCTTATATAAAGCATTAGCAAAAAAATACGAGGCACAGATAGCAGAAGCATATGCTACTCTAATTGTATATTTTGATAATTCAGTTGGTATCGGTGAACATCCACAACATCTTCAAGAAATGGATAAACAGTTAGACATGATGTCAACTGCTGAAGAAAAACTACAATCATTATCTAAACATTTTAACAATACACAGATATAGTGAAATTTTATACAAGTGTGCTGCCATATAAAGGTCGATTACTAGTTCGTGGTATTGACCATGATGGCAGCCACAAAAAGTTTAAAGTAAATTACAAACCATCTTTGTTTACTCCTGTTCAAAAAGAAACAGGATATAAAACATTAGATGGTCGTAATGTAGCAAAGATTAAACATGAAAGTATGTATGAAGCAAGAAAGTGGATTGACGAATATAAAGATGTAACTAACTTTGAATATTTTGGTAATACAAAATTTCAATATCCATATATCGCAGATAAGTTCCCAGGTAAAATTGATTGGGATTTAAAACAATTAAGATTAATCACAATTGACATTGAGTGTGAAAGTGAGAATGGTTTTCCTGACCCAGGTCTTGCAAGTGAGCCTTTAATTTGTATTACTGTAAAAGACCATGCGAGAAAAAGTATTATTGTTTTTGGTTGTGGCAACTTTGTTAATGACCGTGATGATGTAAAATATTTTAAATGTTCTACTGAAAGAGATTTAGTAATTAAGTTTACAAAGTTCTGGACTGCTTACAATCCAGATATCGTAACAGGTTGGAATGTTAAGTTCTTTGATATACCTTATTTGATGAATCGTTTTAAATATCTCATGGGTGATGAATTTTTAAATCAGTTTAGTCCTTGGGGTGTTGTAAGTCAAAATAGTGCAAGAATAACTGCCAAAGGATTTAACAAAGAACAAAACTATTATGACATTCTTGGTGTTTCAGTTCTAGATTATCTTGACCTCTATCGTAAACATACATTTGTTAGACAAGAAAGTTACAAACTAGATTATATTGGTCAAGTAGAATTAGGCGAACAAAAGACAGAAAATCCATATGATACTTTCAAAGAGTTTTATCAAAACGATTATCAATTATTTGTAGAGTATAATATTCAAGATGTAGAATTAGTTGATAAGTTAGAGGATAAAATGCAGTTGATTGCTTTGCATTTGACTATGGCTTATGAAGGCAAAGTAAATTATCAAGATGTCTTTGGCCAAGTTCGTATGTGGGACACTATCATATTTAATTATCTCAAAGAGAATAAACTTGTTTGTCCTGCTGTAAATGAAAACGAATACTCTGGTGGTTATGAAGGTGCATATGTGAAAGATCCTGTTGTAGGTTTTCACGATTGGATTTGTAGTTTTGATTTAAATAGTTTGTATCCACACCTAATTATGCAATATAATATTTCACCTGAAACAATGGTTGGATTCGAACCTAATTCTGTGAGTGTAAATAAAATGTTAAATCAAGAATCTGATTTATCTCATCTAGATGGTTCTACTATTACACCTAATGGTGCTATGTTTAGAACAGACAAAAGAGGTTTTCTTCCTAAGTTAATGGATAAACTATATCAAGAACGAGTGATATATAAAAAGAAAATGATTAAGGCAAAGGCCAAGTATCAAGAGACTGGTGATAAAAAATTATTAAATGATATCGCCGCAAATCATAATATTCAGTTGGCAAGAAAGATTGCATTGAATAGTGCTTATGGTGCTATTGGCAATCAATACTTTAAATACTTTGATGTAAGACACGCTGAAGGTATTACAAAGGCAGGTCAACTTGCGATTAGATGGATTGAAAGAGATGTAAATGAATATCTAAACAATTTATTAAAAACTAAAAATGTAACTTATGTTGTGGCTTCTGATACTGATTCTATCTATGTAAAACTTGGTGCAGTTGTAGATAAAATATTTAAAGATAAATCTGATACAAGAAAGATTGTAAAAGTTCTAGATAAATTTTGTGAAGAAAAATTACAAAAGGCAATTGATGATAGTTATGATAGACTTGCTAAATATGTAAACGCATTTGAGCAAAAGATGTTTATGAAACGAGAAGTAATTGCTAACAAAGGTATCTGGACTGCTAAGAAAAGATATATTTTAAATGTTTACAATGAAGAAGGCGTTGATTTAAAAGAACCTAAGTTAAAGATTATGGGTATCGAGGCTGTTAAGAGTTCGACACCTGCCCCTTGTCGTGTTAAGATTAAAGAAGCATTGAAAGTAATCATGAATAAAGATGAGGCAGCACTAATACAATTCATAGATGAATTTAGAACACACTTTAAAAAACTACGACCAGAAGAAATTGCTTATCCTCGTTCTTGTAATAATCTTAAAAAGTATTCTTCATCAACAGACATATATCAAAAGTCAACACCTATTCATGTGAAAGGTGCTTTATTATATAATAATATGTTAAAGAAAAACAAGTTAGTTAAGTATGAAGAAATACAAGAAGGTGATAAAATTAAATTTATTGTTTTAAAAGAACCTAATCCATTGAGAGAAAAGGTAATATCTTTTCCTACAAGTTTGCCAGAAGAATTTAATTTACATCAATATATTAATTATGATGAACAGTTTGATAAATCATTTTTAGAACCATTACGATTTATTGTAAACGCAATCAACTGGAATTTTGAAAAACAAGCAACATTGGATAGTTTTTTTTAATGAGTAAGATAAAATATAAAGTTTACAAAGATGTTTTGCCAGAAGAGCAATGGAAACATTTACATGATTTTATTAGTAATGCTTGGTTTAGTTGGACTTATGCAGCTGGTACTAGTCATAGTGGTGAGGGATATAATACAATTGGTGATACTCCTCAACTTGTTAGAAACTTTTTTCATAGAGAACAAGTTGCTACAACTACCGCACAAGCACCTAATCCATTTAATGAATCAATACAAACACACGAATATTTACAAGCATTGCCACAAATAATGATGATAGCACATAAACTATTACCTAATCATAATCCTTTGCGTATCAAAGCAAACTTATTACAACCATATCCTGACGCTCCAGAACATCACCCATGGCATACGGATGCAGCAAATAATAATGTGTCTATGATATATTACATAAACGATAGTGATGGTGATACTTTTTTAGGTGAAACAGATACACAAAAAGTAACGCCAAAAGCAAATACGGCTGTTATATTTCCTTCTAATTTAAGACACGCCTCGTCTAACCCAACAAAAGGAAGAAGAATGATAATCAACTATATGGTTCAAGCATAATGAAAGAAAACGCATTTACACACTACAAACGAGATAATGACCTATATAACCGTCTCATAGCCGCCGCTACAGACGGAAAACTGCCTGTCTTGACATCTACTATCTTCGAAAAAATGAACGCTGAGTACGGAAAAGAGAAGATGAGAACACACTTGGCAGACTATATTGCTTCAGAAAGACCAGTATTTCCACTCAAAGAAATCACTAATGGTGATATGAGAATTAGTTTTGGTCGTCTTAAACAGTTTGATACTAGTACCATTTGCATTCCTAACGAGCAAGTAGAAAAAGAAGTATTTGAAAAGTATGATGATTACAAATACCCTTATAGTGAGTACGGACTTGGCTTGATAAATGGTGCTAGTACCTTTAATGATGTAAGTAATTATTTCATGCAAGATTTACGACTAGAGTGTAGTAGTTATGGCTTTCGAGCACCTAAAGAAGTTTGGGAAAATGGAGATGCTTATGCTATTTGGAAATGTTTAGGACCAATATGGCGTGGTATAAATGGAGTTAAACTTACAAAGATAAAAGAATTAGATGGTACTGAAATAGAAAAGTTAGTAGGTGGTCAATTAGATGAAAAGAGTTACATATCAGCATTTAGATTAGGTACTTATATTGCAACACAATTTAAACCAGTTGTTGCAAAAGCAATTTATGATATGACAAATGCCAAAACAGTATTAGATACAAGTTGTGGTTGGGGTGATAGACTTGCAGGTTTCTTTGCTTCTGAC